GTGGTAGACGACGGCCTGCACGTCGAGCTGGAACGTCACCGTGTGCGGGTACTCCACCGTGCACTTCGTCACGACCTCGGCGAGCTGCGACGAGCTCGGCACGCCGCCGCCCTTCGGCAAGCAGAACAAGATCCCGTGGTTCTCGTCGATGCCCTCGGGGTACTCGTTCGACGTGAGCATCAGCGCGCGACCCACCCAGGATACGAGCATCGCGACGATCTCGAAGTCTTCCCGGGCGACGCATCTGGTCATCGCCCGCAGGCTCGCAGGCGCGTTCACGCGCGCGCCGTCGACCTCTTCGCGCGGGAAGCCGCCGGCGGCGTCGTCGACGTTGGTAGCCGAAAGATAGACGGTGTGGCCCGCGTCGTCGATGAACGACCCCTCGATCTTCTTGAGCTTGCCGGAGTCGACGTTCCCGGTGATGCCGCCGCCGGTCTCGTACTCGCACCGGATGTCGCCGACGGGAATGGCGCCGTTCGTGCCGTCGCCGAAGTAGATGGTGCCGAGGTCGTTGTGGTCGATCTCCTCGCGATAGTGGTAGTCGGTCGGACCCGAGAGCAGGAAGTTGTCGACGCGGTTGAAATTGCCCTGCGTGAACGTCGAGACGATGCCGGAGCCCGAGACGAACGGACCGAACGGCAGGCGCGCGAACTGGTTCGGCAATCCGGTGCTCGCCTGAACGTACACGGGCTTCCAGAGCGCGTGCCGCCACGAGACGATCTGCGAGGTGATGCCGCTGCCGACGTCGATGTCGATGAAGTCTTGCACCTCACCTCGTATCGGTGCGACGGGGTCTTCGGTGCCGATAATCACGGTCGCGCCGGGTGGGTTCGCTCGCACGTGCCCGGTGACTGTGCTCGGGTTCAACACGGTCAGCGTGACGTCCGCGCCTGCCACTGACGCGGAATCCAGCATGTAGTCGATGAGCTTGCAGAGGGCGACCATGTTCTTCCGGAGCTGCGTGAACGCGATGCGGCCCTCGCGCGACTGCTTGTCGGCGTAGAATGTCAGGAAGTCGAGGCACCACGGGTTCAACGACTTGAGGAGGTTCCGCCAGCTCGCCTTCGCCTTGTTCGTCCACGTCGGCCACAGCGACTCGATGAGGTTGTCGACTCGGGCGTCGAGCGACGCGAAGTCCTTGCCGTTGCTGTAGTCCTCGTGAACCGGTAGCAAAGTCATCGCCTACTCCTTCAAGGGCATCTCGACGGAATCCGTGCGCGTGCTGCCCGCACCGACTGGCACGAACGTGATCTTGATCTTCTTCTCGGTCGACCGCGGGTCCGTTCCGTCGCTCACCGAGATGTTCGTGATTCGCGCGCGCGGCTCGTACTTCTCGAGAACGCCGGCTGTCGCCTCCCAGGTCAACGCGACGACGACTTCGTCGTGCATCCCGCGGTGCCGCACGGCGTCGAGGTTCCCGCCCATGGCCGTGTCCCACGGCACCTCGCCCGGTGTCCTTCCGATCGGGCCTTGGATGGCGAGCAGGCACGCGACGTCGTTGCGCAGCAGCTCGAGGCCGGACGCCGTGCGCAGGTCGCCTTGACCGTCCATCTCGAGAGGCCACGTGAATCCCGTGCCGAACTCCTCGTGCAACGTGTCGCTCATTGCCGAGATCCTAACATTTGGCTTCACCGAGCGCCAACGTCAGCGCCCAGTCTGGGTCGACGATCAAGTCCGCGATCTGGTCGAGCATGTCCGACATCGCGAGCAGTAGCTCGATCTGCTTCTCGAACGCCTTGCCGATCGCGTCCTCGAGCAACGAGCCGAAGCATGGGATCTCCTCGCCGCCGAAGAGCCCGATGAAGATGTTGATGAGCAGGATGATCCGGCCGATGGCCTTCAGCGCTTGCGCCATCGCCGAGAGCGAGTCGTTCAAGTGGTTTTGCGAGCAGACGAGGATGCCGTTCAGACCGACGTCGTTGAGATCCGCTGCGTCTTCGATCGCGTCAACCATCTTCTGTAGCTCGCGCTGCAGGTGCTGAAGGTCCGCGGCCATGCCTCGAAGTAGCGCGGCGACGGTGCGAATGAGCGCGCGCACCATCTTCGGAATCGACAGGTACGGGATGAGCCCCATCAGCTTGTCGATCTTCTCGGCGAGATCCGGGATGCACTGGATGAGCTCGCCCGGGTCGAGCTCCGTGATGGCTTTGGGTATCGCCTGCAGGCACTTGAAGATCTGCAACACGGTGTCGAGCACGTTGAAGAACGGGGCGAGCGGCGCCATCGCCGGCCCGAGCTGCCCGATGAAGTCGAGAATCATGTCGCTCGACGTCGGTATCTCGGCGATCGCCTTCTGCACGTAGCTCAGGCAGAAGCCGCCGGGGAAGCAGATGTCGTCGGGCGGCGGCGGCACGTTGAATTCGAGACAGAGACCGGCCGGGTTCCAGGCGACCGACGAGCCGCTGACCGATTCACCTGAAAATAGTGTGTAGGCGCCCATCAGTTGATCGGCCTGTTGCTCGGGTTGATGACGCGCTTCTTGATCTGCACGGTCGACGCGTCGATGTCGATGAGCCCCTTCGCCTCGATCTTCAACCCGGTGGTCGCGGCGAGCCGCGCCGAGTTGTGCTCGTAGTCGTAGGTCAGCTCGATGATATTCTGCTCGACGCCGTTCACCTCGCGCACCATCGCCCAGGTCGCGGAGCGCTGCCCCTCCCGATTGTCGATGACGAGGCGGAACGGGCCGATCGCCTCATAGGCGACGTCGGGCGACTCGAACTCCTTCACCGCAGTCGATACGCCGCCGGGGCGCACGAGCCACCCGGGCCTGTAGGTCGGGTGCTGCGGGTTGCCGCGGATGAACTCGACGAGCACGATCGCGCCTTGCGGCGGCACGCGGATGCCGCCCCAGTTCTTCGCGCCAGCTCCCTGTGGCCTGGCCCACGGCGACTCGGCCATGAGCCCCTCGATGCGCACCGTGATGCGCCCGTCGCCCTTCGGGTCGTTGCGGTTGACGACGGTGGCTTCACACACGCCGAAGATCCGTTCGCCGTCGTAGTTGTCGCCGTAGTCCATCAGAAGCTCTGCCACCACTCGCTCTGATTGTGCGAGTTGATCACGTCTTCCTGCTGCGCGCGGTCGAGCAGCAAGAAGTCTTCCTCGTCCTCGTACTGGCTCTGCCCGTGGGCGTTGCCGCTCGGATCGACGTACTGAACGACCTTCTTCGGCGTGCCGTCTGGCCCGTACTCGTACCCGATCTTCTCCTCGAGTGGCGAGACGATCTCGCCGATGAGCGACGCCATGTCGTTCAGCGTGTAACCGTTCTTCCACTCGGACGTGCATTCACCGCCCGCGCCGGCCGCGGTGTTCGAGAGCGGCTTCTTCTTCGCGGCGTTCGTCTTCTTCGGAGCGTCGCGACTGAGCTCGACGGTCTGCTTGAAGGTGCCGACCGAGATGTCGGTCCGCACGCTCTTGATCCAGTAGTGACCGTCGACGGTGTCCGCGATGCCGATGACGTTGCCGACGCAGCGCGGCTCCAACTGCGGCTTCCCGTTGACGACGCACGAGATCTTGTAGCGACCGATCGCCTTGTGCCGGTAGGTGCCCTTCGCTTTCGCCTTCGCCTCTTGCTGCGTGGCGAGCCCGCCACCGACGTCCGCCATGCGCGTGCATCGCGCTTGTCGGTTGCTGACGCTCTCGGAGATCGGCGGCCACGGTTCCCATGTGGCCTCGAGGATCTCGGTCGCGATCTCGTCCAGTGTGCCGTACTCTTCCTCGCACCCGAGGCTGGCCTGGTCCGCGGTGTCCGCGTCGGCCTCTTCCTTCACTTGCTCGCCGGTATCGGGGTCCATCGCGGTGTTCTTCACCTTCACGACCGCGGCCGGCGGCTTGTATTCGAGCCTCGGCTCCTCGACCATCGGACAGACGAACGGGCCGTCCTTCTCGGTGCGGTACGTGAAGTCGAACTTCGGCTGCGACTCGGTGCGCCGACGGTGCCAGTGCAGCCCCGTGTGGTCGATGTAGAAGATGAAGCCGTTGTCCTTCGCGAGCTTCGCGAGGAACTGCGCGTCGCTCATGTGGGCCGTCTGCACGAGCACCTCGTGCGTGGCCTCGGTCTCTTCTACGTCGAGCGACGAGCCGCTGAACCCCCATGCTTGTGCGATCCGCTTCACGAACTGGCTGTCGGTGCAGCCCTCCATCCGCCGATTGCGAGGCGCGAGGTTCATCTTCTCGAGGAGGCAGTGGCAGATGACCTTCATCGGGTTGCTGCGCTCGCTCTTCACGACGATCATCCGTCGCGGCGGGTGCATGTCGCCGGGCCAACCCCATGCCATGATGAACTGCTGCCCCTTCGCGAGCACCGGATTGTCGAGCAGGGCGAAGTCCTCGTTGCGGAAGGTCAACGTCGCTTCGTCCATCTTCGTCTCGTGGTCGCTGAACGTGAACCCGACGAGCCTGTCCATGAGCATCGCGCGCGTCTCGGACCACTGGCCGACGTACCAGTTTTCGTCGCCGGAGTCGTACCCGACGATCTCGAAGGTGACGACTGGTCCGCCGAACGGCATCAGTGGCTCCGCCGCTGACCGGCGCCGAAGACGACTTGGCGCACGTAACGCTCAGACGGCACGACGATCGTTGCGCCGACGGCGAGCTTGATGGTCGGGTCGACGACGGGCACCGGCTGGAACTCGGCGATGATCCACCAGTGCCTCGACTTCCTCGGTATCGACGGGAAGTAACGGTGCGCCAACCCCCACCACGTGTCGCCTTCCTTCGCCGAGTGGAATCGATTGTCGGGTTCGTTGCTGTACTTCAACGGCTCGCGCTCCGTGAGGTAGGCGACGCCGTTCTCGTCGATGCGCTGCGTGCAGTAGCGGTAGCGACTATCGGCGAGCATCGTCATGCTCCTTGGAACAGGATGCCGGTCTGCATCACTGTCTTGCAGGTCGCGCGCTGCGACGGCGCGATCTTGAAGTTCAGGTTCGCGCGCAGCTCAATGATGTTGCCGTTGATGTCGCACTCCTCCGCGACGAACTTGTAGCTCCGCAGCCGCGCACGACAACGACACCAGCCCGGGATCACGAGTAGACACGAGGGGGCGGAGCCGCTGCTCATCGACTCCGTGATCTCGTATGGCACCTTCAACGCTTCGATGAACCGCTTGCCGACGTTGATCTCGGCCGAGAGCTCGGCGGTGGTCTTCTGCTCGTTGCGCGCTGTGTTCATCATCAACGCGTTCCAGTAGACCTCGACGGGTAGCTCGTCGTTGTTCGAGTTGCCGAAGATCTGGTACTCACACGAGCCGCCTATCGGTGCGACGTCCTGGTAGTTCACCGAGCCCGACTGCTCAAGCGGCTGCGGCCGGAAGGGGAACGCGAGCACACGCCCGTCGTCGTTCGCGTCGAGCGCGAGGTTCACGATGTAGCCGCGGACGATCTGCGTCGGTTGATCCATCAGTAGTTACCAATCCCGGGCACGGGCTCGAGGTTGCGCTCCTTCTCGTTCGTCTCGTTCCGCGCGTTGACCTCGGCGAGCACCTGCCCGTCGACCATCGCGATGATCGGGCGCTGACCGATGGCTTGCAGGTTCTTATTGATCGCCTGCAGCTCCTTGAGGTTGCGCTGGTACGCCTCGATCGACTCCGAGTTGATCTTCCCGTCTTTGTTCTTGCCCCACGCGTACGTGTTGCCGCCGACGGTGTTCGTCTCGTCGTACTTCGTTTCCATGACGTCGCGCAGCTCGCGCCCGCGCTTCCGCATGGTGTCCAGCTCCTCGGGGTCTTGCGCCATGCTCGAAAAAGCGGTGCCGATCTGGCCGACCTTCTTTGAGGTGTAAGCGTCGTTGATGTCCGTGTCTCGGCTGAACTCGTCGTACGTCTGGAACCCCAAGACGAGCGACATGACGTTGACGAACTGCGAGATCGCGCCGCCGGCTGCTCCGAAGATGCCCTCGACGATCTTCAACAGGTCGACGAAGACGCCGAGCACTGAGCCCGCATCGCTCAGTACCTGCACCACGTCGGTGAACGTGTCCTTCATCCCGATGAGGGCGCCCGAGATGTCGTCGCCCGTGATGCGGGTCAACCCGTCGACGATCTCCGAGATCTTCTCGCCGACTCCCGCTAGGAACTGCATCGCGGTCAACGCAAAGTCCTTCATCGCGAAGCCTGCCTCGTCGCCCGACTTCACCCAGTTGCCGAGTGGATCCTTGAACGCCTCGCCGTTGATGATGTCGATCAACCACTGGAACTGGCCGAGCAACTCGCGCGCTTGCGGCCCGAGCTGGTCGAGGGCCCGGGCGAAACCCTTGCTGAAGCCCTCGAAGAACGCGCCGAGGCGGACACGCAGCCGCTCGATCATGTTCGCGAACTTCATCACGCCGGAGTTCTCGACGCCGCCGAGTTCCTTCCGCATCGCGTCCGACAGCTTGCCGTTCGAGAAGATGTCGACGACGGCGGACCACCCGAGCTTCACCTTGCGCCCGAGCTCCGAGATCGAGTCGCCGATGCCGCCCGCGTTCTTCTGCGTCGCGCGATACAGCGTGTAGAGACCGAGCCCCATGCCGCCGAGCAGGATGGTGAGCGGGCCGATGATCAAGCCGAAGCTCACGAGCGAAACGATGACGTCCTTGATCCCGATGCCGAACATCTTCATCGCGGCGCCCGCGATCAACATCTTCCCGAGCACGGAAGCGATGGTGCCGAACGCCGTGGCGAAACCGAGCACGAGCTTCTGTGTCCCCGGTGACATGCCGCGGAAGGCGTCGACGATGCTGTTGATCGCTTTCGCCCCGGCCTCGACAAACGGTCGCCGCAACTCGGCCATCACCGCCCCGATCGACTGCGTGAATCGCTTCTGTGCGTTCTCCGCGCGCTTCAGTGCGCCAGCGTAGTCGTTCGTGATGATCTTCGCGGCCTTCGCTGTCTCGCCGCCGGCCAAGTTCATCTGCTCCTTGTAGTAGCGGACCGCTGCGGCGCCGGACAGGGTCACGCCTTCGGCTGTCACGATTCCCTTCGTGAGCTTGTCGACGATGATCGATAGACCGCCCGAGGCGCGCGCCGAGAAGATGCTCGCGAGGTTCTTTGAACGGTCGGCTTCGGTCATGCCCCTCGTCGCCTCAGCGAGATCGCCGATGATGTCGACGAGCGCGCGAGTTTTCCCCTGCTGGTCGACGACGGCGACGCCCTGCTTCTGCAGCTCCTTCCGCACGTCGGGATTCGCGAGCTGGATCATCGCCATGTTCGCTGCCATCGCGGCGCGTGAAGCGTTCGGGATGATCTCCTTCATCATGCCGAGTGTGAGCAGCGTGTCGTCGAAACTCGCTTTCGCCAACTGCGCGCCTGCTGCGACACCGTAGAGCATGGGGCGCAGCTCGTTCCCGACGATGCCGAAAGTCTTCATCGCCCAGGTCATCTTGTCGGTGACCAACGCCGACTTGTCCGCGCCGATCTGGAACTCGCCCATCACGTCGTGGAGCATGCCAGCGGCCTCGGTCTCCTCGAGGTTCGCGACGCGCGCGAGGTTCATCGCCGACTTCAAGGTCAACATCGACTCACTCGCGTTGCCCGTCTCCTCGGCGAGCCGCTGGAAGACGGCCGCGGCCGTGTCGACGTTCCGGCCCTCGAACTCCTTGCCGAGGAGCTGGTCGCGGTACTTCTGCATCTCCTCGGAGGTGGCGCCCGTGCGCGCCTGGACGAACTTCAAGCTGCGCTCGAAGGTGGCGGCTCCTGCCGCGGCCTCCTTGAGTGAACCACGGATAAAGTCGCCGGCCTTCGTCGACTTGTACCCGACGGCTCCGAGCACGAGCGCGGCGTTCTGCCAACCCTGCTTGATACTCTTGAAGAGCCCGGAGAACGAGCTCTCGGCCTTCCGCACGGCGCCGGACGCCTCGTCACGGCCGCGGATGGTGATGCCGACACCCATGTTGTTCATGGACATGGTTCACCCACCGTGCGCTTTACGATCTTCCGCGCGAAGTGCGCGCTGCTCGCAGGCGATCTGGTACATCTCGACCAGCGAGAGCTTCTCCGTATCCGCCCACGAGATCAGCATGCCGCCTCCGAACGCTGGCTGATAGCACAATCTCGCGCGCCAACGGAGCAGATCCTCCGGCCTTATTCCTCCAAGGAATTGGCCCCACGAAGGCCGCGCGCCTCGCGATCCCGAATTGCCTTGTAGAGCGGCGGTAGCATCGTCAGATCGAAAGGGCCTTCGGCCAGGAACGTCCTCTTGCAGATCGGACACTTGATCGCGATCTCCGTGTCCATGCCGAAGTCACTGTCGTACAACGCGCTCCGCAGCACTTCCGCGTCGACGCTCGACATCGACGGGTATTTCTTCCCGTCGCCTCCGTCGAGCCATGCCATGATGTCGTGGTTCTCGACACCTTCAACCTTGATGATTCTCGTCCGCAGCGCGACGGCGGAGGCGCGCTTCGGGTACTTCTTGTTCAGCTCGAAAAGCCGCGCCGGATCCGCGCCGGTTGCCACGCGGTACTCGACGTCCTTGCCGTCAACCGTGACGTGGAACGTCTGCCCGGTCTTCAACGCCGCGAGCGTTTCGGCGTTCGGCCGCTTGAGCGCGGGCTCCACGGACAGGTCGAGCTTCCAGTCGAACCGGCCGCAGAAGCCGTGCTCGATGGGGAACTGGAACTCGTTACCGTTCACCCTCGAGATCTGTGACAGCCGCACCATCGCGACGAACCGATCGCCGAGCCCGACGTTGTGAGTGCCCCAGTTCTTCCCCGTGAAGTGCTCGTACGGCCCGGGTGAGACGACCTCGATCGTGCACGCGGCGAGCACCTCGTCCAACGTGCTCTCGTACGTCGGCACCGTGGCCTCGGCGATGATGTTCTCCTCGGCGACGGTCGTCGAGCGCATCTTCACCTTGCATTCGGAGGGGAGCTCGAAGATCTGTGTGGACATCGTAAAGCCTTTCCCTTGTGCGCTCGCTCACGCGTGCGCGCGGTCGACTAGTCGACCAGGTCGAAGTCGTCGACGGACAGCGTGATCGACTCGATCCGCTTCGTGCCGTCCTGGTTGTTGTCCCACTTGCCGGCGGTGAAGTCGACGGGGAACGCGCCCATCACGTGCCAGCGCTCGACCTCTTCGCCCGCGAGGTTGAGCTGCACGATGTCGAACGACTTCTTGCACGTCGCGGGCACGGAGCCCTTGCCGGTCTTCGCGTCGTACACCTGCTTCATCCAGGTCCACAGGTCGTGGTCCGAGCACGCGCCGCGGGTCAGCGTGATGTCCGGTACGTCGATGAGCCCGGGCTCCTTCGTCGCGATGCGGACGCCGCCCTGGCGGTGCGACGTCTTGCCCGTGGTCTTCTTGAGATCCGAGCAAGTCGTGAACGCCGAGGAGATCACGTCATCGATCTCGACCCGGAACAGGAACTCGTCAAACCAGGTAACGGGGTCGCCCATGGCTCGCTCCTTATGCCGCCGCCAGCGTGTCGGCGGTGAGTGTTTCCCAGATGAACTCGGACGGCGTCGCCATCTTCGTCCCGATGCGCACCTTCATCTGGCCGGCCGCGCGGACCACGGCGCTGTTCAGCTGATCGCTCACGTCGATGCCGTAAGCGGTCTTCTTCTCCTTCGTCTCGAAGGCGCCCTTGTACATCTCGCCCTCGAGGTACTTGTCGAGCGAGCGGTACACGCGGCGCCGGTTCTCCTTGTTGTTCGGGCGGTGCTTGAAGTACACGAGCGCGTGCTTCGTGCTCGCCTTGATCCCGATCATGCCGCGCCGCTGGCACACGTGCGGCCAGTTGCCGGTCGACTTGAGCGTGCGCCCGCCGTCGATGTGGAACGGGCCTTCTTCGAGCTGCACGATCGGATTGATGCGCTTCGGGTAGACGTAGTCGCGCCACTTCTCGTCGAGCACCTGGTGCCGCTCGTCGCCCGTCGGGTCGTCCTCGAGCCCAACGACGATGCCGAGCACGCCGTTCGGTCCGCCGAGGCCGAGGCCCGCCGGAGACTCGTACACGCCGCCGACGAATCGGTCGTTCGCCGCGTACCGGCCGACCACCGGCCCGCAGGGCGGGATCGTGATCGTGTCTCCGGTGCCGAAGACCGACTTGCTCGGGTTCGTGATCTTGACGCGCGGCCAGTACATCGCGCCGTACTCGCTCGACTCGAGGATCGTCGAGGTGTCGGTGACGATCTGTTGCGCTGTCCTCGACGCTTGTGGGTCGAAGACGCAGAAGAGCGTCCCTTCACGCGTGACCTCGGCGTACTGGATCATCCCCTGCCAGAGCGCCAGCGTGGTCGCTCCCGGGATGACGAGCACGGTGCCGCTCGTGATCCTGTCGAAGCAGTAGAGACCCGTCGGCCCCGTGACGCTGCCGAGGTAGTCGATGTCGGTCAACCCGACGAGCCCGTCGTTCCCGCCGACCAGCGCCGCGTACGTGCCGTTCACCGGGCGCTTCTGCGCGGGCGTGAGCACGAGCAGGAGGTCGGTCGCCGTGATGAGGTCCGAGCCGTAGCTCGCGTGGTTCACGATGGTCTCGATGTACCGCAGCGCGGTGGCGTCCATCGTGAGGTTCGGGAACAGCTCGCGGATCGCGCCGTTCTCGTACACGACCATGTTGAACTCGGCCGCGACCAAGCTCGTCGCCGCGCCGATCACGATCGACAGGTTCGCGGTGTAGGTGCCCGGGGTCTTGCCGGTCAGCGTGAGCGTCGGCGCCGGTGCGTCCGTCGCGCCGTCGTGTTGCAGGTTGTCCAAACCGATGACCGTGTCGGCGAGGGACCACGCCATGATCATGATGCTGTGCCCGGCCCCGGCGATGAGCGATTCGAGTGTCACGGTGCCGTCGCTGTTGACCGTGACGACGGCCGTCGCGCCGACGACCGCGTCGACCTCGAGGCCGGTCACGGCGCCGAGGTCGTTGATGTTGCCGGTGCCGTCCGTCGACGCGCCCCACGTGAGGATCGCGTCGGCTGTGCCGCCGGCGATGTGCTTGATCGTCGAGATCAAGCCGATCCGGTCGGAGGTGATGCGCAGGTTGGCAACGTCGATCGCCGCGTTCGCGCCGACGATCTGCGAGTTGATGATGTCGACCGCCTCGTCGACGTTCCACACGCCGCCCTTCGGCGTGAACGTGATCGTCTGCACGATCCCGCTGTCGACCTGCACGAGCGTGGTCAGCCCGTCGAGCGCGAGGCCCGCGCCCCACACCGCGTTGTCGACCTTGTAGCCCTTGGTGCCGGCCCAGGTCGCTGTGACGGGCGCACCTCCGTCGATGGCGATGTCGAGCGTGTTGTGCGACACGCCGTCGTAGTCGCGCATGTCCCACGGGCCCGGGTTCGTGCCGGTGACGCTGCCGGGCGTCGCGGTCGAACCGGCGTTGTTGAGTGTCTGCGCGCCCTTCACGGCGATGAAGCTGTTCTTGTTCGTCACGTCCGTGAAGTGGCACGTGCGGTTCACCCAGAGGAACTGCCCGCCCATGAGGAAGAAGCAGTGCTGGAAGATCGCGACCTGGCTATCGGCCGTGAACCCGCCGAAGCCCTTCCAGTATTCCGAGGACGATGTCGTGAGCATCGGCGTTGAGATCTCGCCTCGCTCCGTGATGCCTTCGACGAGCACGACGGTGCTCGGCAGCGCGGTGATGCTAAGAACCTGCGGCTCCTCTTCGAGCACGACTACTTTCGACGACAGGAACTCGCTGGACATCGTTCATCCCTCCACGGGTTGTGTGCGTTACGCCTGGTCTTTCACGCTGCGACGCGAGCGCGTCGACGTCTCCGTCGTGGGTGCGCTCTCGACCGGCGTGACCGCCTGCTTCGTCTTCGTTGGGCGCTGCTTGATGCGGAGCTCGCCCGCGTTCCTCGCCTCGATGATCGACGGTGCGAGTGCGTACTCCTCCGGTCGGTTCGTCAACGCGCTGTGCGCGGCGAGGTATAGACTCGGCGCGGCGCCGTCCTTGCACTGGCACACGCCCATCGCCCTGCAGACTTGGTTGTGCGCGAGCTCGAACGACTTCAAGGTTCCGGTCAGATTCACGAGGTCGATGCGTCCGCCGGTCATAGCGCCTCCGTTTCGACTGTCGGGTCGCCATCGTTCGCGGTGATCCTCCAGCCTCTGTCGATGACTGTACCTGCCTCGTCATCGATTTGCACACCTCTGACGCTGAACCCGCCTTGAGCGTTGAGCAGCCCGAGGATGTCGGGCGCGAGATCGGGTTGCGGGATGCCGTCCGATGGCATCCACAGGTCGTAGTCCTTGTACGCCCCGGCGGGAAGCGCGGCGACGTTCGGCACGCGGACCTTGAGCCCTGCGCGTCCGAACTTGACGAACGCCTGCAGCATGGCGAGCATCGCCGCGGGCGTCTCGGCGTACAGGTTCAAGTCGAACTCGAGATCGCACCACGTGGGTGGTTTCTTCTCGATGAACTCCGGGTACGTCGTGTCCTCGGGGTCGAGCTTGCGCTGCGTGTCGATGAACGACTCGGGCAACCGCGGCCCGATGATGTGGAACACGGGCGCCGTGGCGCGCATCCTCGCATGGTCGGCCGGATCGTCCGTGTAGTCCCGCGACGCGGTCAAGTGGACGTTCGGCGACAGGTGCCGACGGAAGAGCTTCACGAGCTCGCGGAGCACGCGCTGCAGGTAGCACTCGGTCGCGAAACTCGGCCGCGTGTAGGCGTAGCCATCGACCCGCGTCACGTTCTCGGTCGCGATCTCCACCCCGACGTCGTCGAGGTTCGCGACTCGCACGTCGACTGCGATCGGAAACGCCAGTTTGTACGATCCGCGCCACTCGGGCACGACGGCCTGTATCTTGGTCGCCGAGGCCGCGACCGCGAAGGGCGACGCGACGCCCTCGAACTTCACGCTCACTGTCTGCTGCTCGTCGGTGCTCGTGTAGCCCACGGGTGCCGCCGAGGGCGCGGTGCGGAAGTTCGTGCCGTTGATGATGATCACGTCTCCGCCGCGCGACGGTCCGCTGACGGGTGCGACTGTGGTGATGGTCGGGATGGACATCTTACTTCCCCTTGCCGCCGGCGGCGGCGATGACCTTGTCGATTTCCTGCTGGATGCGTTTGCCGAGCCGCGCCTCGAGCTGCTCCTTCCACACCGACACCGACGGCCGGATGTAGGGGCGCGCCGGAGTCTTCCTCTTGATCGAGGTGGTGCTCCGCTTGAGTGGCGCCGCGAAGACGCCGGCCTTGTACATGGCGAACCACCACTTCCGCATCTTCGGTGTGACGGCCACGGTGTACGACTTCGAGCCGAACTCCATCACCGCCGCGATGCTCACGGGGTCGCCGCCCTTGCCCTTCTTCTTGCGCGCGTTGCGGTGCACGCCGACGAACACGCCGTCGAGCGGATCCTTGCCGACCTTCGTCACGTTGATCGAACCGATGAACGATCCGCTGTTGTTGAGCGCCTTCATCCCGGCGGTCGCTGCGGCTAACCGATTCTCGGCTTTCTCGATGCGAGCATCTGATTTGACGAGCCTTTTCTCCGCCGCGGCGATGCGCGCACTCGACCGAACTCCGAGCGACGATCCGGCCATCACCTTCCCGGGGCCGGAGTTGATCGCCTTCGTCCTCTTCTTCATCTCGGAGCGCATCGACCGCGTCGCGCTGCCGAGTGTCTTCGCGCTGCCCTTGCGCTGCATCATCCGCAGCCGCTTCGTCGTCTCGGACAACGGCTTGAACTTCATCCCGCCGGGCGCCTGGTCGCGGATGCCTTTCACGATGAGAGCGCGCAGCGAGTGAGCTTCCTGCAGAATGGCGACGCCGAGGGCGCGCTTCAGATCCTTGCTCAACGTGCCGAGCACCTTGATGACCGCCTGGTCGCCCTTCACCTCGATGGTGAGACCGACGGGCATGTCACGCCCCTTGGCGCTGCGGGCCACACGTGAGAATGACGAGGTTGAACTTCGGCGTGCCGAACGCGGCGAGACCGTAGCCGCGGGGCTCGACCTTCGTGACGAAGAGCCCGGGCGGGTCGACGAACTTCGCCTGCACCTCGCCGTCGCGGGCTTCGATGGAATCGATGCGGTCGCCGGCCGCGATGTCGATGACGCCGGTCACATCGACCAAACCGGCCGCCCGCAGGTCCGGCATGTGCAAGCAGAGCTCGAGATCGGCCGTCGCCTCGTGCCCGCCGCGGGTCAGGATGACGTCGTCCCAGGTCTTCGAATCGATCTGTACGGGCAGGCGGAGCGCCACACGTTCCCTGCGCGTCGAGGTGCCCGCCTGGCTGCCGTTGTCTACGGGGCGCAGGCTACCGAACTCGTCGTCGTAACCGGCCCCTACGACGGCTGCTGTGGCTACTGGGTCGAGTCGATAGATGACCGCCACGAACCGATTGATGAGCCGACCGCGCATCAGGCGAGCCCCAGGTATGCCGGCTTCTGGAACATCGACAGGATCCGGTCGACTTCGAGGTCGCCCGTCAACCCGTAGGCGAGATCGGAGGCGCTCGGCGCTGCGAGGCTGTACGACTGGTCGCGCGTCGACTCGCCGGTCAGGCGCCGCCGGGCCGAGATGTCCTCACCCTCGCCGCTTATCAGCGGGTAGACGTACTTCAACACGAGGCGCAGGCACGCTTGCTTGATGAGCGCAGGCGTCTCGCCGTAGGAGATCGGCACCTGGCTGCCTGGCGTGGTCTCGCCCGGGGTGGCGTTCCGCGCGAGCTCCGTGTACCCGAAGACGCCGGTCACATCGACCAAACCGAACCCCGAGGTGTATCGAAGCTGCCCGGCGTAGTAGCCGAGATTGTCGCCGGTATCACCGCCGACCTTCGAGATGCGCGGGTCTTGCCGATCGTCGGGCGAGGTGAGCCCTTGCGTCAAGTGCCGGTTGTAGACGTACACCGCGCCGTCCGCGATGGTGAGCGGGACCACGTCCTCATCGACGGTCAACGAGGTGATGGCGATGATCGGGGCATCGAACGAAATCCGGTCGCCGCGCCGGCCGTCCAGGCGGAAGGTGCGCACGCGCGGCTCGAACCACATGCCGGTGACGCGATCGATCACCGCCGAGGCTATCTCGATCGCTGTCGCAACTCGCGCATCGTCCGCGACGGTGGCCGTGACGCCTTCGGCCCGCACCTCGTCGACCGTGACGTAGCCGTTCGCGTTGCCGCGGATCGGATCCGACAAGGACGACTCGAGCCCGCTGCCGGAGTGGTAGTAGGAGATCGCGTACCAGAACGAAGTCGAACCCGAGGTGTCGTCGAAGTAGTAGCTCGAGATGCCGGCGACGAGTGGCACGCGCGTGCCCGGGTTCGTGATCTCCACGGTCCACGGACCTGTCGACGCCGCGGCCCTGTACACCTTCTGCGTGTTGAAGAGCGAGAGCACGTTCGTGAGCTCTTCCACCAACCATCTGACTTTGATCGTCGACACGTTATTCCTCCTCGGCACTCAGCGGATGCGGCCGCACGTCCAGCGCACCCGCTGGCTTCGGGGTCAACGCCTGCGCGGAACTCCCGGTCGGCTTCAGCTCGGTGCTCAGGTCTTCCATCATGGTAGCGCGCGGCGACAACGGACGCACGATCGCTGCCGTGGTCGGGTCAGGGGAAAGCTCTTGCGTGGTAGTGGGCAACGGGTAGAGATCGGCGGGCACCGGTCTCCCGGGCCGCGCTCCCATCGTCCAGATCTCGGTCGACATCAACATCGGTCATGACCTCGCGAATCCTATAGAACCATACCACGTGCTCGCGCCATCTGTCGAAGTGGTGCGGAGCGCGAGCGGTACGCCGAAGGGCAACGACGTCGCCACGCAAGCGAAAGAGAACGTCCCGTCGGCCGAAGGCCCGACGCCCGCGCCGAGGTCGACGACGAGCGCGCCGTCCTTGTCCACGATGGTGCCGGAGATCGCCGAGATGGTCGTCATCCGCACGCCGAGGTGCTCGAGCCAAACAGAGAACCGAGCCGTCGAACCGTCGTCGGCCATGCTCGCACGCGTGACGACCACGGCGCCGATGTCGGCCACGCCCGATGCGACGCCGCCGATGTCGGTGAAGAGCTGCTCGACCTGCTCGCCGAGTGATCCCGCGGGTAGTGCGCCGGCGGTCGGCACGAGCTTCAAGACTGCGTCGCACGTTTCTTGTGCGGTGAGGCTGCTGGCTCCCGCGTTGTAAGGGCCCACGCCGTGTGCCGCTGTGACTTCTGCCGAAGCCGCTGCTGGCACTGCGGCGACTTGCACGGAGGTGGCGAGCCCCGCGAGATCTCCGGGTATGGTCGGATTGTAGGCCACCAACGCCGCTGCTGCTTCGCCTGCCACCGCGAGCCCTGCGAGATCGCCGGTCTTCGCCGCGGTGTACGTCGCGAGCGCCGCGCCGGTTGATGCCTCGACGTCGCTGTCCGTGGGCAATCCGTCGATCTGGTCGGACAGGGTTTCAAGCGTGTCTCCATCACCGCCGATGATCGTCGCCGCTGCGGCTGCTGCTTCACCCGCAAGGGCGAGCGCCGCGAGATCGCCCGTCTTCGCTGCGGTGTAGGTTCCGAGTGCTGTGCCGACCGCCGTCTCCACGTCGCCCGTCGAGATGTTCTCGAGCCCGCCGATCGCGCCCGTGATCACACTCTCGCTGCCCGTGACGTCGGACGTCTTCGCCGCGCCGTAGGCCGCGAGCGCGGCTGCTGCATCGGCCTCGACATCGGTGTCGTCGGGCACGGCGTCGAGCTGGTCCGAAAGCGCCTTGAGATCGTCGGCGTCCGTGCCGCGGATGTTACCCTCGCTCGCCGTGATCGCACCCGTGACCGCGAGCTCGCTCGCTGGATCGGCGGGGAGGTTGTCCGTCTTGAGCTTCACCGCTGCCGCGATGCTGTGCACGACGGTTTCGTATTCGCGCGCCTTGCTCGTGACCGGGTCGATCGCCGTGCGGAACAGCTCGGTCTCCGTGACCTCGTCTACGCCATCGTCGTAGTGGTAGATCACCTGGATCTTGGACGGGACGAGGAGTGCGTCGAGTGCTGCGATCGGCAGGTCGAGCGAGTAGAAGCCCGGGGCGTTGACCGCGTCGATCTCCGTCATCGTCTTCGCGAGCAACGTCCATCCGACCGTGAGCCACGCTGCGCTTGTCCAGTCCCAGTAGGTCGCGACGACTTGATCGGTGTCGCGGAGCTTCACCGTGACGTCCGCTGCTGCCCCGGTCACGGGCTCGCCGTCGATGAAAACTCCGAAGACCAGCTTCATCTAGTACCCCGTGACGACGATGTCCCAGAACCCGACCGCGCCGATGCCGAACATGAACACGCGCGCCACCTTCGTTGCGTCGTTCGGATCTACGAACGGCAGGCACGCCATCCTCTGACCGACGACCATCGTGCCGAGTGCCACCGGGATCTGCGCGAACGAGTCGAGCGTCCGGCTGTAGACGTCATAGCGATAGGTGTAGTATTGGCTCGACGCGTTGATGTACGCGAACCGTCCTTCTTGGGTCGCCGGGTCGTAGGTGTACGAAGCACCTGTGGTGAATGTCGCTCCTCCGGAATCGTAGGCCGTCGCCGTGATCGTCTGCGCTGCGATGTTGATTATGTCGAGCACGCCGCCGGCGGTGCCGCGGAACCCGTGAACGTGAGAGTACCGACACACCCTGTTCGCTGCGTCGGCCACCGGGATCTGGTTGTCTTGCTCGACTCCGAACGTCGGAACCAACATGCAACCCACGCCCGCTACTGCCGCGCGCCCCGTGAGAATCGTGTTGTCCCAAGTCGTCGCGGCGCAATCGCAGAACCCCGCTTCGCGGAACACCGACACGAACGTCTGCGCCTGCGTCACCCAGAGCCACCAGTTCGGGTTCTCGATGACGTACTTCGCCGTTGCACTCGGCTGAACCGTCCAGTTCGCTCGCAGCGTGTAGACGGGGCTGACTCCTGCCGTGTGCGACGTGATCGAACGCCGTTGCCCGACGGCTGTCGGTGTCGCGACGTCCTCAACGATCCGCACCTGGAAGTTCTTGAACTCGTTCGCGGCGACATTCGCATCGCCGTCGTTCAAGGTGTTCGCGGCTTGGCCCGTCAGCGAGCCTGCACCCATAGCAGTCGCCGTCATCACGCCGAGTAGACCTTCGCCCGGCTCGCGGTCGTAAGGAACGTAGAGTTCATCGAGACAGAGCAGGGCGGAGTCCGTACCGGCCGCGTTCGGCTTGTTCGCGTTGACGGTGACTGTGCCTGCTGCCATGCCGATGGTCTTGCAGTCGTTCGCTGCCGCCGCGCCGCCTGTGATGACCATGACGCCGCCGCTCAGGATCTCGTAGCTGTCGCCGTTCGCTGGTGTGAAGCTCGGCGCGGAGTCGAGATACACAACCGGTGTCGTGCCTGCCGTGTTCATGATGATCCGGTGCTCGGAGATCTTCCCCGAACCTCCGGCACGATTGCCGATGAGCCGGATCTTGTAGCCGATGCCACCGCCGCGGTTGGCGAGCGAGTTCGCTGTGAACGTGACGCCTGCGCTCGGCAGTACCGTCGCGCCGAGTGTCAGCTTGTAGTAAGCGGGCGTTCCGCCGGTGTCGTACGCCGTGATCGATCCGCGCGGACCTCGGGATGGTGAGAACTCCGTGCAGTTCCCGGCGCCCGACGTTCCGCCCATCGCGATCGATGTCGCGTTCTTGATGACCCAACCGTCCACCTTGAACTGGTAGGCGAGAAGCTGGTTTGCTGACGACAGCTGGATGATTTCGGGATGACGGTCCTCGTTGTTCCGCATGTCGTGGCACAGGCCGAGCCCGACGGCGAAGACCACGGGAGAACCCGCGAGCGGCCTCCACTCCGGAAGGTGCAGACCCGACTTGATCCCGATCGTTGTGCCCGGCATCGTTCTCTCCTACGTGATCAACCTGCCGACGTTCTGCGACCAGTTCGCTCGATCCATCGACTGCACCGACCGGTAAGCGGATACGCCGCCAATGTTAGTGAGGCCGGTCACGGTGGTCACTGTGCCGCTCGATACGACCGCGTCGACTTGCCCTCGCGACGTGGTTCGCGACACCCATGCGGGTCGATTGATGGCTTGCACGAGCTGAGAGATGGCGACCGCGATGTCCGCGAGCGTGATCCGCTTCGAGAGCTGCGCCGTCTTTTCTCCCATGTGGCCTCCACTGCTGTTCTACCACTGGCGAGCTCGGGCCGCCATCGCCCGCCGCTCGCGGCTACTTCTTCTTCGCCTTCGCGATCGGTGTCGGCGGCTTCGTCTCCGCCTCGGCTTTCACCAGCTTGCCGTCCCTGTCCTCGACGGTCGGGTCGTAGAAGATCCCGAACCGCAGGAAGACGGCCATCGCCGCGAGCGGCACGACGCCGGCCGCGTTCTGCTTCTCGATCTCCGCCGGGTCTTCGGAGTCCTCCGCGGACCACCCGGGCACGTAGGTCAACGGGATGCGGTAGAGATCGACCTCGAAATCCATCTCGTCCGCCTCCTTGGTCTTCTTCTTCCAGGCCGCGGTGTCGGTGATCGCCTTCGGGTGCTTCTTCCTGAGTGCGACGTAGGCCGCGGCCTGCTCGGCGTCGGGCTTCCCCGTCATCTCGAGCCGGAGGTCTTCGGCTGCCGCGTTGAACGCGTCCATCGCTGGCGTGTTCTTGAGCTGGCTGCGCGCGATCTTCAACTGCGCCATGACCGCGTTCGCGACGTGCGCGAGGCCGACGGCGAGCTTCGTCGCCTTCACGGCGCCGCACTGCGCGAGCGCGCCCTCGATCTGCTCCAACCCGTCCTTCTTGTTCAACGTCTTCTCCATCGTCTTCACCTTTCCCCTTTGCCTGGTCTGCTGCTGTTCTTCACTTCATCGTCTATTCGGTCATAATACCATTCGCCCACAACGCGGCCCGCATATCCAAAACACACTGGGCCAAGTCCGACATGTGCTGTGCGGTATCGAGTCCGTATGAGCCTCCGACGTTAGTCGGACACGCCCCTCCGAAAGTATAGCGTGGTTGTGCTGCCTCTCCATTACAGCCAAACGCACCCAGGATTCTTACATCGGCTCCCTCGGCCCGCAAGGCTTCTCTCATGTTTCCGGACGCCACCGTGCAGATAGACAAATAAGAATTCTGATCTCGGGAAGTCGATGTCCAGTTGCCTACCGTGCCTACCGTGATCTTTGCAGCATCGGCCACGGCTGGCGTGCTGGCATCGTAGTACCACTGGTTCCACAGGATCGACGTCCGCGTATCGGTCATCGAAGCTGCGTTGGCAGTGTTCGTGAGTTCCAAGAAGTCGACGTCGGCCGTTACGGTGCCGAGCACCTCGATGTCGAATGGCGAGGAGGGATCGGCTGTCCTGACGCCGACCTTCCCCGCTTTGATCGTCAACGTCTCGGTGAACGCTCCGCCCGTGAAGCTGCCGAGTGCGAGACGCGGCGCGGTGCCTGCGCTTTCGTCGGTGCGATAGGCGATGACGCTCTCGCCTTCGCCGCCGCTGAAGTTCCAGCCGAAGAAGGTGCCGACGTGCGCCGCCGAAGGGGCAACCGCGTTCACGTTGTTCGCGAAGTAGATCCAGGTCGTCGCGCCGCCGCCGCCGTCGATGTCGAGTAGACCGTGCGGGGCCAACCCGCCGATGCTCATCTGCCCGCGCACATCGACATTCGTGAAGCGGTGATAGTGCAGCGACGTCGCCGTGTAGGCTGTGCCCGGTGCCGAACCTGCTCCGGGCGAGTTGGCGTAGGTGACAACGGCGACGTTCTTCACCGTGCAGTGACACGTGACTTCGTGATGACGCCAGTCGTACGGCTGTGTCACTTGAAGCTCGAACGCGCCGATCGCCGTCTTGACGACACGGAGGTACTCGGTCTTCGGCCCGCTAACGACCGCCCAGTCCATGTCGTCTTGCACGCCACCGCTGCGCGTGCACGAGACATAGAAGCGATACGGCTCCGAGAGCGCGGAGTTCCCGAAGTTCCCCATGACGTCCAAGAAGTCGATCTCGAACGATGCGCCTGAGTACAGCCCGAGCCCTATCGTGATGTCCGCGATCTTGTACCAACCGGTCGCAACACCTCCGCCGAACTTCCACTTGTAGGTCGATTCGAAGTTCGAGAGTTGGAACTGTCGCCCGCCGTAGCCGAAGATCTGCGCGCCCGGGTTGAACTGCCACAGCGTCGACGACACCTTCGGCGCAAGGTTCCCGGTGTTCGACGTCACCCACATCGGGTACATGACCGCGTTCGTCGAGACGTCGTCGACGATGGTCACGGCACCCGCGTAGGTCGCGCTTCCAGCACTACCCGCGCTACCGGTGACGTTGATGCCCCACGTGCCCGATGCGCCGCCACCGATCAACGTCGGCGCGTACGAATTGAAGTTTCCGCTGCTTAGGAGTTTCGACCAAGCCGATGCCGACGGAGTTGGTCCGCCCGCGATCGTCCTCGCGTAGACGTTGTCGCCGCCGCCGCCGTTCTGGAACGTGATCTGTCCGCCGAAGTTGTACGCGGGGCCGTTCGACCTGTGCGCCGTGGTGAGTCCCCACCACCAGCCGAGGTCGGGCAACCATGCCGCGTTGCTCGCGTCCCAGTGCCCCGACTTGTAGTGCGCGAGCTCGAGAAGATCTTCCACGGACGCTGCTTGATTGGTCGCGTTGCCCGCCGCGCCGTAGACGAACCACGTGTCCGCCTTGCCAGCGAACTGGGCGGAGTCCGCGGCGGTCGCGCTGATCGATCCCGTGTACCCCTTCGTCACGAGGTCGTTCACGCCGCTCGGGTCCGCGCCGCGCATCACGACGTAGGCGCCGTCCGCTGCGTTCCGCGCCTCGAGCACGCCGCTCGCGTTCTTGACCTTCGGCCCGCCCAACCCGATCTGGAAGGTCGTCTCCGAGGTGCCGCCGAGCTTTTCCCAAACCTTCGCCATGCGTCTCCTCGAAGACTAGGTGAGTTCCACCACGTACTCGACCAGGACGGCGATCCTTCCCGTCGAGTTCCCGGCGCCAGGCGTGACGGTACAGGTGAGAACGTGGTTCGTCGCCGTCGTCTGCTGCGGTGCCTGGTAGATCCCGAGGGTCGCGAGGTCCGAGTCGGCCGCCGCCATGAGGGTCAGGGCACCACAGGTGATCGCGGCGGTGGCCGGTGTAGCTCCATCCCAAAGCTCGCCGACCCACGCTTGTGCTCTGAGGATGGTAGCGCCGGCTGGGAACTTGGCCGTTGACGACACCACCAGGTTGTCGTGGGCGGCGATGACGTAGATCGCTTTCACCAGCCCGAGGTCGCCTGCGGTACCGTCCCCCTTGAGCACCCATCCACCGGACTCCCAGGCGTAGAAACAGTCTTCGAGCAGAAGGATGGCGCCACCGGATGCGATCTCCATCGTGATGTGCCTGCACACCGATCGTGGGATGTCGATGATCTCCGTCGCGGCATCGAAGACCACGTCGCCTGCCGTGTACGCGCCGCCCGTCGTGTGGCAGATGCCGAAGGCCGCGGGGTGCGTCCCGAAAGCTGGTGGTCCCGCAGCGCCGTCGAACGAGAAGTGGATGTTCGGAATCCGCGCCGCGAGGTCGAGTGCGGTCGCCACGTCGTTCCCGGCGACGTCACCGGTTTCCTGTAAATACTTGGCGCGCATGACGGCGTACGCCGCGTCGTCGTACGTCTTGGCCTCGACCACCCCGCTCGAGTTCTTCAGTAGCGGACCCGAAGGCCCGCCGATGTGGAACAGGTTACCGATGACGCCCAGAATCTGTGTGAACACGTTCGCCATAATGTCCTCCCGTACTCCCTTAGAAGTACACGATCACACGCCCGCTGCCTATCCTGGGCGCTCCATTGAGATACAGATACACGTCCGTTGCCGTCGTGTACTCGAAGTTCACCGGCGCGTCGTAGTGTGCCGCGACGTTCGTGTCGTTGTCTGCTGCTGCCTGCAGGCGGCCTTGCGCGTTCGCGTCTCCGACCGTGATTGTCGCGCCACCGCCGAAGGTTGTCTCGATGACGACGTCGCAGCGCTCGACGTAGGTGCCGGCCGGTACGCGCCCGATGAACACCGGAGTCCCTGCGTCGTCGCAGTCGAACACCGCGTCGATCTGCGACTGCTCCATCGTCCCGCCCTGGTCGATGAAGTCAGCGAGCCCCTCCGCGATCATGTCCCAGGTCTTCGGTGTCGGTGTCCACGCGGAGCCCGTCGGCTTCAACTCGCCGGCCGCGTCCTCGACGTAGTCACCGGGCGCGCCGAAACCAATCCGCTGCTGCGGGTCGCCGCCGCGATCGGCGACCGCTTGGATCGCTCGGATGAGCTCGTCCTTCGTGGATAGGGCGTTGTTCGACACGCGGTCAGCCTTTCCCTGGTGGCGCGAAGGCGCGCCTCTGTCGGGTTACTCTTCGCTCGTCGACTTCCTGACCTTCGCCAGCACCCGCATCACCTCGGGAGGCGTGTACTTGCCATCGAGGCTCGCCATGTTGCCCTCCTAGTCAACGCCGATGACGAGCGCAGCGAGCGCGTCGTCGACCTTGTTGTTCGCCGCGGGCCAGGACGACGCCGCCGCTCCCGAGCCCCACGCGATCTGAACCGCACCGGTCGACACGACCGTGCATCCCTTGGACATGATCCGCGCACCGCCACCGACGAGCGCGCCCGCTGTGACGATGCTGCCTGCGGTGCCGACGCAGGTGTCGAGCCGCGCCGTAGCACCCGGCTTCAGCTCGACGCCGTACTTCCCACCGGCTGCGAACATGTCGTACATGTCCGCCGACGACGCCCTCCCGAACAGGAACGCGGCGTGCGTGCTCTTCCCCTGCGAATAGGTGTAGTCCGCGCCGATCCCGCTTGACCCGTAGGTCTCGTATCCGACGCCCACGTCGCTCCGCACGGCGATGTAGGTGCTGCTGCTGCTGCCGTCCATGGTGACGGCTAAATTGACGCCCACCCAACTCTCCGCGTAGGAGTCATCCAGCAAGAAGCGCGAGTACGACTTCAAGCCCCTGACGACCGAGCCGCACAGGTCCGCGCTCGCTGCCTGCGCCGCCCACACGGCGTTGTCGACTCCGGTCGCGGGAACTTGCAGG